GTCATTGTACTAACATCACCTAGTGGATTTCCATCCCATCCTTCAAGGGCCTTCTCCATCACCTTGGGACCGCACTCAGAAATAAGGACATTGCTCTTAATGTTCTTAACTGCGAGGTTAAGAACTGATAGTCGCTTTTCAAAATCAAAGGTTTCTTCTATATTTGATGGGAGCATCTCATTAAAAGTGATAGGTCCATTGGAGTTATGGCGTACTATCATCAGATGAGATACTTTAGAAACATGCTTATCTCCAAGATGAATGCCTGGTTCTCCCATAGGATGTTGAATTGTGAACTCATCATCACTATAGATGGGAATTTTACACTTGCCTAGTGTATCCCTATAAAGCATATTTGAATTGTATGGACCCATCATCTGTAAAGTAACTTTATCTGAAGTGAATATCTCTTGAAAACCTTCCTTATTGAAAGTCTCAGTGAAATCTACACCTTCTTTTGGTACAACAGATTTAAAAACTTCAGTCTGTGAACCTTTAGTGGATCCCATATCTTGACGGGAAAACCACTTCCCCGCATACATAGACATCTCATCAGCAATTTCTTGCTGACTCTTTTGAATTGACGCAGTATTTCCCATCCTTGTAAAGTAAGTGTATTAAGCTAAAGGAGTATATATATCAAGTTTTATTATCAGAGTATTTATCAGTATTTATATATATCAGTGAGTAGTATTATTGTTTTATGTGTTTAAATTTTAAACACATAAAATCAAATTTTTAATAAATTCTTTAGTAGAATCAGAACAATAATTGTTCTTTAGTAGAATTAGAACAAAAAAAAGTTCCTTAATCATTTATTTGTAAATCACTTAACTAAGAATTTACTTTGTTTGTCACCTGTTGAAGCAGATTCATTAACTTCAAATAATCTCCCTCCTTCAACTGATCTTGAATATCAAATACTTGTTCGCCAACAGCCTTCACTGCGTCCTTAATCTCTTTGGCTTTCTCTGTATTGTCCTCTGGTAATTCATCATTTTCATATTCTTCTTCGTAGTAACCTTCTTCTTCATCACTCCATGATTCATCATACCAATACCCCACAGGCCAACCTGGAGCACATCCTTGATATGGTGCACTCGCCTCTTCTACTTTCACAACCGCCGTTCCAAAACAGTCTCCATTCACCTCCAAAAACCAGCGTGCGACGTCTTTTGGATTATCGTATCTCACACCACATCCATCATTATTGAATCCATCTGACCTTTCACGGTGATTTACGTCAAAGAACCAATATCCTCCTCTCCGAGTAATGGTTTCTTGAGACGCCCCCCTGCTACAATACTTACGATAACAAGGGACTCCATCGGAATGTTCAGGTTCTTCATGGTATGTCCCATTAAGGTAACCCAATAATCCGGTGATCCCACTCACCGTGAGGCACCTTACCTCTTGGACCTCCTGTGCGGGTGATTGTGCGGCAGCCATGATAAACCGCGAGGACAGAGAAAGAGCAAGAGAAAGAGCAAGAGAAAGAGCAAGAGCAAGCTGTGAATTGTTTAATAGTCTAGCGTATTTGTTGTTTGTATGTGATTAAAAATAATCACAACCTTAAATCAAATTTATGAACACTTGTGAAAATTTTTATTTATGAAATTATGAACTATAATTGTTCTTTAATAAAGTAATCATTTACAATAAATAATTATGGATTAAAATTTGATTTTTTTAAACAGATTTAAAAAATAAACTAAATAATTCATTATTGATGAGTGATATGGATAAAATAGAGCCAATGTTAAATACTGATGAAAATCGTTATGTAATTTTCCCTATCAAACACGATACATTTTGGGAAATGTATAAAAGAGCAGAAGCTAATTTCTGGACAGCAGAAGAATTAGATTTAAGTAAAGATTTAAATGATTGGGTAAAATTAAATGATAATGAAAAATTCTTTATTAAGAATATTCTTGCTTTCTTTGCAGCTTCTGATGGCATTGTTAATGAAAATTTAGTCGAAAGATTTTGTCAAGAAGTTCAAATCCTAGAAGCGAAGTTCTTTTATGGGTTTCAAATAGCAATGGAAAATATTCATAGTGAAACTTATTCATTATTAATTGATACTTATATTCGCGATACAGAAGAAAAATTAAAATTATTAAATGCAATAGAACATATTCCAAGTATTAAAAAGAAAGCTGATTGGGCGCTAAAGTGGATAAATGACAAAAGCTCACCATTTAGTAATCGTGTAGTAGGATTTGCAGCAGTTGAAGGGATATTCTTTTCTGGTGCTTTCTGTTCAATATTCTGGTTAAAAAAGAGAGGATTAATGCCCGGATTATGTCATAGTAATGAATTAATTTCTAGAGATGAAGGGTTACATACAGAATTTGCTGTATTAATGTATAAAAATTTAAGAAATAAACCATCATCAGATACAATTAAAGAAATAATTAAAGAAGCAGTAACTATTGAAAAAGAATTTATTACCGAATCCTTATCTTGTGAATTGATTGGAATGAATTCAAAATTAATGTCACAATATATAGAATATGTAGCAGATAGATTATTACTTATGTTTGGATTAGAAAAAGTTTATCATAGTGAAAATCCATTTGATTGGATGGAAATGATATCTGTTCAGGGTAAAACAAATTTCTTTGAAAAGAGAGTCGGAGAATACGCGAATAAAGCGAATCCTAATATTGATAGTGAGAATAATCAAATATCATTTGATGATGATGATGATTTTTAAATTTAATTCTTTTCTTTATTTTCTTTAGATCTAGAGAAATGTCTATCAACATTTGACTTTGATTTAGATACAGGTTTCACTGATTTCTTTGGTAAATTAAATGTATATAGTTTATTATCTTCATCATAAACTAAATTTGTAATAGTTAATATTTTCATTTCTTCAATAGAATATTCTATATCAATACATTTTGAAAGATTATTTTTTTTAAAAAGACCCTTTAATAATGTTTTCAATTGAATATGTTGTTTTTCATCTAAATCATTCTTATCTACTTCTTCTGAAATAAATAATTCTAATCGATTTAATTTATCACCTTTTTCTAATTTAGTCCATTTCTTCTTAAATCTATTATCTTTTTCAGAATCTATTATTTTGAATAATTCATCCATTTATATATTAATACTCTTATTCTCTTTAAATTAAATTAGAATATATAAATATATGAATAAACTTAATAAAAAATCTAAAAGACGTACTAAAAGAAAATACACTAAAAAGAAATTGACTACTTTAATATATTTTTATATGGATAATTGTATATATTGTAAAGAATTTAAAAAAAATAAATGGCCTAAAATAGAAAGAATGAAACACGTTAAAACACAAATAATAAATGGTCCTAAAAATCCATTATTAGCTAATAAATATAAAATAAAAACTTATCCTACATTAGTCAGGTTGGATAATGGTAAATATAAAATTTTTAAAGATAAAAGGAATATGAAAAATTTAATAAATTTTTTAAAATAATTATTTATTGTAAATATAAATACCGGAAATTATAGTGAATACACCAAATATTTTTTTTAAATATTCTATATTCATTTTTGAACTATAATTAGATGAAACAGAAGCAAATAATGTAAATAATAATGCCATATATAAAGATGCTTTTAAATCAACATATCCTTGTTTATAATAATTAAGTGCTGCGAAAAGACCTACAGGGGGTAATAACATAAACAAAGTTGTTCCTATGCGATGTCTTAATGAACCAAGTATTCCAAATAAAGTTAATAATGGAACTATAATTATTTCCGCTCCACCACCAATCAAACCAGCAAGTAAACCACTTAAGATACCTGCCGTAGTTATCCCAATAATATAATAGTAATCCATATTAATATAAAATATATATATATATATATGCCAAAATATAATATTTATATTATTTGTAAAAATGAAGAAAATTTTTCAGAAAAGTCTAAAATACTTTATGATAAATATAAAAATAAAATATGTCATATTCAATGGATACCAGCCGAATATTTAAAATTAACACAATGTAATAAGAAACTTTTAAAAGATCTCAATACTAGATGGAATACAGATGGTAAAAAAATACTATCTAAATTGGGTACTATAGCAGCTCATAGAAAAGCACTTTTGGCGATTTATATGAATAAAACTGATAATAATATAATACTCGAAGCTGATGCTGAACTTTCTAGTATTTTACCTAAACCCCCTGATAAATCATGTTATTTAGGTGGATGGATTATCCCCCCTCAAATATCTAAAGCTGGAGAAAAAGTAAATGTATCACCTAAAAAAGGTATGAATAATATTGAATATGAAAAATTTAGCGTATTGATGGCACATGCATATTTTATAAAAACATTTGAAGAGGCTATGATATTATTTCAAACTACTATTACAGAAAAGATAAAAAATTATGATGTTCATTTAATTGATTTACAATATTTTAAATATTATTACTATCCCCCTATATTCGTTCAAGGAAAACATGTCTCTGAAATCGACCAAGTAACAAATAAGAATGATTTAAGAACTCATTTATATGGACTTAATATGTAATATAATTATTCTTCAACTGATTCTTTATTAAGAACTTTTGATAGTTCAATCCTATAACTTAATTGTCTATTTAAATACTCGCTTAAGGTATATTCTTGTAAATCTTTAATAATTTTCTTCCTTAAAAGTCTCGTTTTTCTATTATTTGGAATAATATTATCTATCTTATTATTCTCAATATTTTCACATTTAAAATAGTTAATAGCTTCGTCATCACTCATCCTATTAAATTTATCTTTTTCTTCTGCTTTTTGGTTATCCTGATATATCTTATTTTTAATAATATGAATCTTTTCTTCAATCCCCTGAATTTTATTCATATCCCAAGAACCTTCCTTTGGTTTATTTTTACGAAGCTTCTTTTCTAAATTACGAAGTTTTTTTTCGTCTTTTGTAAGATTACTCATATTAATTTTAGTTTACAAAATATCAAAAAATATAAAATCAAATTTTTAAAAGAAACTTATGCTATCATCATTCTTATCTGTTTCATTTATATCTTCTTTATCTATTATATTAGAATCTGGTTCTATTTTCAAATAATAAGTATCTTTATTTTCATCTTCATCTGTATAATCCATATCTTCGCCTTCATCTTCGCCTTCATCTTCGTAATTATCTAACTCTCGTGATTTTTCAATATCAATTTCATCTCTATTTGAATTATCTCTTTTAGTTACTAGATTATCTAATACTTCTTTAATTTTTGTTTCATCATCTACTTCATCATCTTCATCATCGCTAGGTAATTCTTCTTCATCATTATCTTTAAAATAATCTTGTATACCACTTAATATTTCAACTAAAGTATCTGATAAAGGTATACTAGGACCAACGCGTGACATCATTGTATCTATTTTATCTTCTTTCTCTTCGATCATTGATTTTAACTTCATACATTCAGCTTTATATCCCTCCATACATTTAGATATCATATTTGGTATTAATGTAGTATTTAAAAAGATTACAGGGACATTTTCAGGTATACCTTTAATAATTCTCATATTTAGATTATCTACCATATCTTTATTAGATTCTTTATCTAAAAGACTATCCATATAAAATGATTTAGGTTTAGTACTCATGTCCATTAAAATATCTATGTATTTTGGATTATATTCATTTTTCCTTTCTTCTATTTCAATTAAATTATTATTTAATGTATCACCATATTCATGATAATTATTTTTTAATTTTTCTAATGATTCATATAAACCCGAGGTATCTTCATCTAAATCACCATTTAAATTATTTAATTCAGAATCATTATTTTCTATTAATTGTCTAATTTCATTTATTTGATTGCAATCATAACATTTATCTGGACATCTAAAAACATCTATAGGTTCTATATTTTCCCCCCATTCATTAATAACACCTTGGAGTTTTTGATTAAAAACAGGTGATTTATTTAATCGAATAATCATATCTCCATTTAGTTTTTGTTGAATAACACTTAATAATTTTAGAATATTTGTATCATGTTGTTTACATAAATGATTACAATGATCTAAAAAAGAAATATTGTGAGTCGTATTATGATCCATACTCTTTAAAGGTATAGGAAAACTCGGAATAATTTCTCCATTTGATATTAATTCTACAAAATTTGGTAATTTATGATAATACATTTATGTATTATTTAATAAAATATTTTTCTTTTAACTTATTTTAATATATATGTTTGAATGTATATTTTTAGGTGATACCGGTTCAGGTAACATAGAACAAAATAAAGTAGCAGATTCTATTGAAAAATTTATTAAAAAAAAACCTAATATAAAAAGTGTTATAGTTGTTGGTGATAATATTTATCCCGATGGTTGCACTGATATACATGATACACAATTTAATACTAAATTCAGAGATATTTATAAAAATATTGATTTACCTTTTTATTTATGTTTGGGTAATCATGATTATCATACTAATCCTCAATCACAAATAGATTATACTTTTAGTCAATATAATAATGAAAATAAATATTTCAAAAAATGGAATTTACCGAGTAAATGGTATACTCAAAATTTTACATCGTGCGATATATTCTTTATAGACACTAATTTTAAACATTTATCTGAAGATATAATCCAAAAACAATTAAGAGATACTATTCAAAGTATCAATAATTCTAAGAAGAGATGGAAAATTCTTTGTGGTCATCATACTTGGCGTTCTGTCGGTGGCCATGGAAACGCTGAACCGAGACATGAAACATTTATGGATGATTTATTAAAACAGGTTCATATAGATATTTATATATGTGGCCATGATCATTGTAAAAGTTTAATTCATGTAGGTAAATATAATATCCCTACTTTAGTTATAGGAACAGGGGGAAAAGTATATGATGATAATTTAATATTCTTAGAAAATACTAAATATGATAATAGTCAATTAGATTTTTTCTCACCTAATTTAGGAATGTGTTATATGAAATCCAATGATAAATCATTGAGTCTAACTTGTTATAATGAAAAATTACAAAAAGAATATTCTATAAAATTATAAAAAAAAATTATATATTAATTAAAATCTATACTACATTCCCATAAATATCTATTATATTCAAGATTTATAGATAATTCATATTCTTTACTTATAATATTATAATCATGTAAATGTTGTGAATCTTTTGGAAATATATATGATAATTGTTCATAATTACTATACTCTTTATCTTCTTTATTTAATAAAATATTACTATTCTGTTTAATACTGAAAAATTTATTTAAATTTTCTATAAAAGGTCCATGATTATATTTACTATTAAATCTCCAATCCACGCATTCATTAAAATAATAATGAGTCGTCCATATTAAACATTTCATATAATCATCACATTCTATTTCATTATAATCACTTTGATACGTTTCAGTTCGAGAATACAAAATAGGTAAATTTTCTATCATTTTTTTAATATTATCTTTATTATCTATATTATCTATATTATCATATTGAAAATGATAAATATCATCTAATAATAAACACTTATCTGTTACATTTTTCTTATTCATATATGTTTGAAGATCCTTGAAAATATTATGATATTCATTTGATAATCTTTTATGTTGTTTATATCTAATCATCTTTATCTTATCTATCATACCATCCTCTAAAAGAGATAATTCAGAAATAAACTCTTTAAAAAATGTCATATGAATAATATTTTTAAGACTTCGATCTATCAATCTATAATAACCACCATATCTATTTTGTAATTTACTATATGTTTCTAATAGTATATCATGGCCACCATATCTTAAATTTAATGAAGGTATATGATTCATAAAATCATTTCCTAATAAAAAACATAAAAATATATAATCATCTATAATTCTCTTTTCATCTACCATCCTTTGTAATTCTAATGATTGTATTAAATGACATTTTAATCTATCTATTTTCAGATAAACATATTCTGAATTAGTATTTTCAATATTATATTCAGTGGTTTCCCTTAATAATACTATATTCGATTTATGAGATACTAATGATAATTGTATTAAATCAGCATCTAAACCATAAATACATATTTTACCTTTCAAATTATTATTCTTAATATAATGTAAAATTTTATGTTCGCCTTCGCCTCTATTATCGCTATCATCTAATATAATATTTTTGTATTTATGTTTTAAAATATGATTTTTTAGATTCATATTTAAATTCTTCATAAATGTAGTTCCAGGAGATATTGCATTTGTATTCCATGTATTATTATCATTATATTTTCTTTCTAGAGAAGATTTATGTCTTCTCATTCTTTGTTGACGCATTTTCATTTTAGGAGCAATACCATCAATCGCAAGATAAATAATATCTTTTACCCTAGTATATTCTATTATTCTATCTATTTCACTTAATATTTTATTTATGATTTCTGTACTATCATTTAATCCTCTCGCACAAGGATGAATTAAACAATTTAAATCAAAAAAAAGTGAATTTATATCATTATAAGTATCTTTATGTAAGATACTATCACCATAATCTGAAATTAATGTTTTAAAATAAACAGGGATACCCATGTATCAATAATATTTAATACTTTTCGTATCTTTAACTAAATAAGAGAATTAAATGATATTTATCTATATCATTTTCATGTAAATATTCAAGATATATAAAACTCCAAATAAATAATATAAGATATGAGATGAACTCGCAAGTGTTCATTCGTTGTATCAATAATTAGGATTATTTTTTTAAATTCATCCATCTTAATAATCAAATTTATTCTTAAAAGAACATAATCTAATTCATTTCATATTTTTTTACTTCTCGTTTATAATCATCAATTATATATTTTTTACAAGGTGTAAATAATCGATTATTACTTTTATTGTATTTTTTTATGAATTCTATTCTTTCTTCTTCATTTAATTCTCTTTCATCGGCTATTTTATTTAATGTATAAAGATTATTAATAATTAATAATTCTTCAAGGAAATCCATATTTATAATAAATAATGATTTATTTTTAATATGATAATATTAATTTAATATCAAATTTTAAAGATTATTGTTGTATACATCCTTCGGATGCAAAACCTTCATCTTCTTGAATAAAATCTTTTAAGACTTCATCTTTTTCTTTATAATAATAAGCTTCTACTAATTTACCATCATTCTTTTTTCTATCAAGATGAATTAATATTTTTTTAAGATATTCTTTTTGTTTATCCCCTAATGATTCAGGAAATACAATATTTAAATCCAAGATTAAATTACCAAAATCTTTATCTGAACCATCGCTCAGTGATTGATTATCATGTTTAATAGGCATACCTTTATTAAATACCTGAAACATCTGATTAGGTTTCACAATCTGATTTATTTTAACATTTAACGGACCATCTAAATGATCTACAAAGATATCTATACCAGTTAATGCTTCACATAATGTAATATCTTCTTTAATATATAAATCATCGTCTTTACGTTTATATCTAGGATTCTCCATTTCAAAGATTTGAATCACTAAATCTTCTACAGTATCTAATTCAGGGATATAATTACCACCATCTTTCACAACAATATTATCACCATTTTTTGAACCCCGTTTAATATTAATTATATATTTTGTTGATTTTTTGGTGAATCCATTATCTTTTTTTACCTGATGATGAATATTAAATTCTTTTTGTGTACCATGATATAAATCTTCTAAACTACACTCAAGGTCGTATTTCAAGACAGGATTATTATTTAAGAAAGGTGATGATGATAAATCAGAAAATACAAATATATTACTATTCATATTTTCACCTAAACCTGTGAAATCAACATTAAAAAGACTCTGAAATAAATCTAATGGATTTATTTGAGGAATATCTCCTGAAATACTATCGTAACCAAAGTTATCATACATTCTGCGTTTATCAACATTCATTAAAATATCATAGGCTTCAGATATTTCTCTGAATTTTGATTCTGCATCTGAAGACTTATTTTTATCAGGGTGATATTGAAATGCTAACTTCTTATATGCTTTTTTAATATCATTTTCGTTACAAGATTTGTCGATTCCTAATATTTTATAAAGATCTTTCATTATAATTATGATATTAAAAGTACTCTAATTTTTAAACTTATTTTATTTTAATATATATATATATGAAGAAATCAAATAGTAATGCAAATAAAACAAAACTTAGAAATAAAACTAGATACAAAACTAGACGTAGAAATAAAACCTTGAATAAAACTAGACGTAAAAATAGACGTAGAAATAATACTAGAAATAAAAGAGTTATTAATCAAAATGGAGGGTCCCCGCGGAAATGGTGGCTTAAAAGAAAACTGGTGGCGGGAGTTTTAAAAGAAATACGTGAAATAATAAAAAAAAATGTGAATGAAACAGGGCCCGCATCATATGGCTTGAGGGTGGTTCCAGATTTTACCAGTGACGAATGGTCGTCGGAATGCGAAAGATTGAAAGCGATTGCGGAAAAAACCATAAAAAAAAAAGGTAAATGGAGCTTGAGAAAGAACAATAATTTAATTAAAAGAATTACTAATGAGGAAGTTCAGAATTACATTCTTTTTTGTTGTAAAATAGAAATAGATGTTATTAATACCCTAATTGAATCGTTAAAAAGTTTGGAGGAAGCTTGTGATGCAGAAGTAGCGCAAAACCTTAATACTTTTATATATTCACTTAAATTTAAAAGAGATTATGAAAATGATACTGGAGATTCGGCAAAATCTAAAGAATCCAAAAAACCTATACCAGAACCAGAACCCAATTCCGAAGGATCCAAAGAATCTATACCAGAACCAGAACCCAATTCCGAAGGATCCAAAGAATCTATACCAGAACCAGAACCCAATTCCGAAAAAGTATACGCTTCAAAACTA